AGCCAAAACGAGCATTAGTTAAAGCGATTGTATCTCCTACTTGTACTTTAAAAGCTCTTATTCCAAAATTAGCATTTACAGTTATTTGTTGTCTGTTTCGTTCCAGAGCAATTAAGGCAATGCGTCTGGCTTCAATAGAGTTATCAGTAAATGGTAAATCTAAATCAACAACACTCTCTTGATTATTGTCTGCTGTTAAAAATGATGCATTTGTAACGGCTGGATAATCTGTTGTCTGCCAGTTACTTTCCGAACCTCTAAAAGTTCCTTTAACTTTGTTAAAATTGTCTCGTCTTGAGTGTCTCGTGCTTACTTTTATATTCGATCTTAAATCATCATCCGTTAAAGATAATTGTGAACTTGTAAAATATGCTGGCTTCATTCTCCATTTGCCTTGAGAATACCATATTGAACCACCAAATGATGTTATAATATCATTTAACAAATCTAAAGGAGTGATTGATGTTACAAACGCGCCATTGCAAGTATATCTTTTTGTTGATGCTAAAGTGTTTGTTTGATCGCACACATTAGCCGCTGTTGTTACTAATGTATCATCAATGTTAGCTGTTTCCTCATTTAAACCATATGATGAAGTTAAATAATCTCTAATACACAATGCTGGATTATCAGACCAAGCCGTTGAACTATTTCTAGGGTCATATACTTTTTTTCCTTTAATAGTTGTTGTTATATTTGGGACACCATTAGGGAATATATCTGCGTCAAACTTTAATCGTATATATAAATATGCTAACCCACTTAATTTGTGTTCTAGTGTCCAGTTTGTTGTCTCTGCCACTAAATCACTATCTGCTGACTGACTTGCTGTGCCTAAATGTTTATTTATTCTTATAAAACCATTATATCTACTTGGAGACGTTACGTTTCCAGACCCATCTAAAGTTACCAATTCATCATTTATATATATTTCATTAAACTCTTCTATTTCATGACCAGCATAAGCAATGACTCGGTGCAAAAATTTATTATTTTCACCTGTTGCTTCATCGAATACAATAACGCCACCGACACGCATTTTCCCATATATAATTTGATGATCTAACGCTGACCCTCTTGTATTTACCTGATAACCTCTATTAGCACCTGATAATGGTGGCTTGGGAGTAAGTGCTTTTAGTGCTACGCCTAGAGCAAGCCTAACCGCAAATGCCGACCAAAACGCAGTAGCCCCTGCCGCGACTGTTGTTGTTGCGGCCGCTGAAAATGCCGCTATTCCAATTTGTACAGCCATTAATTATGTTCCCTTATTAATGCTTTACAATAAACTGTCTCTGTTGGAGTATAATCTAATCTTTCTAATATTACACCAAAAGATTTGTGTTCTTTTACATTTATAGTCATCACTGAAATACCATCTTCTTTTATACATTTTTCAGCATATTTTAATAATTTAATTCCGGCAAATCCTTTTCTATAATTAGGGTGCATATATAAAATGTCATTTGTAGCAAATAAATGATCTTTATAATGTAAATGTACACTAATAATTACAATAAAATAACCGATTAACGCACCATTAAAACGTGCCGTAAATATTTTTAATTTATTGTTATCTTCTAATTCATAATAAGTATGCCAGTCTGGATTAAGTTTAATAATATTTTTGTTTACTGCTATCTCTTCCCAGTGCAAATTAATAAGATCAACTATTTCTGGTTTTACATCATTTATAAATTCTTGTTTGAAACTAAGACCCACTATTCCGTCCCCAGACAATATCTTTATCTTGCAAATCCTCTACAAAATCTAAACCTAAATCTGTAGGGTATATTGACTTTTGATATTCTGAAGTAAATCTAGATGTTCTAGCTCTCTCTAAATCAATCAATTTATTCTCAACTAATAATTCTATTGATGATGTTTGAGGTGTTTCTAATATATTCATTTGATCCATATAACCAGAAAATATATTAGAAATGCTTGTTTGATCGAGTTGCAATAATATTTTTTGACCGTCTTGTAATAAAATAAAATCTGAGCTTTGTTGTAATAATTTATTAGCTGTAAACATACCAAAGTATAAATTGCACACACGTCCCTGATAAGGCTGACTGAGGGCTAAAGAGATAACATCTGAAGGGATACCGCTTAAAGTTATTGTAGCCCCTTTTACGGCTATTTCAGCGGCCTCTTCAACTTTCGATATGTTTAATAATGCACCAGTCCCCACCCATTCTTGACTGTTATAATTTAATGTTCCTAATCCTGTCCATAATCTTAAAGTGTTATCGTCATCAAATAATAACTCAACTGCAAAAAACGGATAAATAACTCCATCATCTAAAGCTGTTATAATATCGGTAGCAAGATCGCGACTCATTAATCTGCCTCGGCTATTGTATTTCCATCTGCCACCCATTCAAGGATAGCTTCGTAATGTCGGTTTTCTGCGTTTATTGGAACTGCCATCATAACACCATCAATTTCAGCATTAATGTGAGAGTTCTGTCCTGACACTGACGACACATATCTTGCACTGTTTACAATCATATTATAACTCCGCATCCATTGAAAAGAAATCATCTACTCCGTCAGGGTAATAAAACGCTGACCCTCCAGAACCGCCTCCTGATTTTAAAACGTGTGTAGCAACTACATTCTTAGCAAAACTAGTAAACACTGGTTGGTCACAACCTGTGACGTTCCAAGTACCGTGAACTGTACAAGTTGGATCAATTCTCATTTCAACTCCCAATCGGTGAGTTTGGGAAATACGTTCTGAATTGTTTTGGTATCCAGCCGCAAAGATAGCATTAAGTTTTGGATTAATCGTCTGATAATACCTTTGACACAAAGCCAGCTCTTGCCCATATGAACGATGCTCGAAGGGTGTGGCTACTGTGCCGACTTCTAGCTGAACGCCTGTCAAGTACCACGTTGCATTTAATGTCCCAAGCACACCTGTTGTTGCTCCTGTGGCAGAGTTTATATCACCAGAAGCCCAAGCTCCTGCACTGCCACTAAAAGTAGAACCAACACCCAAGCCCCATACTATTTGAAGACTACGACCTGTGCCTGTAGCCCAAGTTCCTGTTTGATCGCCAGAGATAGTAATTGTCTTTCGTTCCCAAGTATCAGCCGAACTGATTGTGTAGGTAAAGGGATAGTTTCTATTGTCTGAGCCATTACCGATTGCTCCACCGTGAGTACCAGTTATTGAGCTTCTGACATAAAATGAAAGTGTAACAGTCTCTGCGGCAGAAGTTCCCCAGTTAAGATGAGAAACATTGTTTCCTTCACACCGTGTAAACACAATTAACCTTTGACCAGCCGCAATAGATGAATCAGCAGTCGTTGTCAGTATTTTCAGTGCGTGGGTAAAGTCTGTTGGAACTACTGATGTCTCTTGGCTAATTGTAAAAGCACCATCTGAACTGTGATAATTAGCAAACCTGTCAAGGCTATAGTTTACAGACGCACCAAAACCTGTAAATGAGGTTCCTCTAGCCGATATTTTCATGTCACCATTAATTATCATATTTCGATTACTTAGAGCCGTTTCGGAGGCACTGGCTAAACTGGCTAATTCTGCGGCTTTACTCATTATTCTGCCTCCAATGCTGTGATGCGAGTCTTAAGAGACTCAATTACTGTTTGTTGTTCTTGGATAGCCTTAAAAGCAACAGCAACTAAAGAGCCGTAATTAAGACAGAGTTGTTTTTCTGGGTCGCCAGAAACAACTTCTGGTATAATTTCTTCCACCTCTTGAGCAATCAGGCCAATGTGGTCACCAGAGACCTCTTTCATCTGATAGCTTCGGGGTTGAATTTTTAAGACATCTTCTAAACCGTATTTGATGTCTACAATATTCTTTTTAATTCTCCTGTCTGACGCATTTGTCCATGCTCCACTGGCACTTAAATTTGCATAGTTAGTATTGTTAAAAAAGTACAGTGACCCGTCACCAGAGTTCATGTATAAGTGACGATATTCTGAACTACCTGTGCCGTAGCCAACAGCTATTCCCACCCCACTGCCTTTGGCAAATATTTTTGCGTTAGCTGCAACATTAGTTGTACTACCCACAAGCAAGTGGCCTGATGAGGTTAAACGCATACGTTCTGTATT